GTAAACAAATTGCAGTCATCTCTAAGACTTTCATTGCCCCATCCGTCGACTTTTGTGGCTACCTTGTGACTTCAGCAGGACTCATTCGTAACCCCACTCTGATGTATCTCAAGACAATATTCCACATCAGTAAGGGCGATTTGATGGCCGTTCTGCCGAGTTATTTAGCTGAATTACACACTGCGTACCGTCTTGGAGACGTCATGTCCGACCACTTGTCAGAGATTGACATACATTGCCTGAGTTACTTAATAGAACTCGGACACAGTCTTTGTCCCACCCTGTCGACGATTTTGTTTTCGCAACAACAGTTCACTCTTGCGTCTATACAGGCTCTCAGAGACTCCTGCTCACTTCTGCTTTCCCGAATTTGGTTACTCACACGGCCCGAGAAACGGTTGTTGCGTCGTCAACATCACTTGTTACGTGCGTTGTGCCTTCGTCTTGGTCTTGACACCCCACCAGTTATCAAGAGCCTCATCTGACAACTACAGTTTGCTTTTCTAAATGTTCCCTTGATTGTTTCTGTTCCCATCTTCTTTTCGCGTTTCTCTTCTTTTGCGTCTCCTTCTCATGTTAGGGTTTTGATTCGGTCTCCCCTTTGCTCTCTTAAATATGGCGTCATTTCAATCTCTCCACACAAAATGCAGAACAACACGACCCAAGTCCCTGTTTCCACCGGCGTGACAGGCAGCACTACCGCCGCTGTCACCCAACTCATTCAAAACACAGGAGCCTTTACGTCGATCCCGCGAGGAATCAAGGCGATCGGCCAAGGTCACGATGCTGGCCAGTTTTCACGCGAATGGACCGTTGTCACCTACTATAACTCCGAGAACTGGCTCCAGGGAGGCCCCAATGCGACGGTTGGCACCCGTTCCATTCATGACAGCGTCGTGCCTGCCACCACCGGCATGGTGGCTGGAATCACTCAGCGCTTCTCCGATGCCAAGTTTATCAAGTTGGAACTAAAGTTCATTCCCATGCGCGGTGCTGCTGGTCACATCTTCGACATTGCCGTCGGTGTGTCGCAGGGTCGTGAGACTGCACCGACCGATCGGACAGGCATCGAGCTGCTTGAAGGCAATACTTACGTCGATCTTGTGCCGATGATGAGTGCTACTGGCTTCCCTGCTCCTGCCACCTGGGAGGTCAATCTCGACTTGCCATTTATCACCAATGTGTTCAAGCCTGCAAATTTCTATCAACAACCCCCGCGTCTCAATTACAATGCCCGCCTTCACTTCCCCGCTGCTTTGACCTCAGTCCAACCCCTTCTTGCCGTCCGCATTCGTGTTGTCGGCGTTGCTCACTAAATAGCTCAATCATGATTTAACCATGTCTGGCAAACGACAACAATGTCG